CCCACTCAAAGAGGTTTTTTCTGCGGTGATGGAAATCTGCGCCATGAGTGATCATGCCTGAGAAATTGACGAAGCGCGGCCGAGGCCGGCCCGCGCATCAACCGACCGCCGCGCTGCGTCGGCAGGTGTCGATCGCGGCGGGTGGCGGGATGCGGCACGAAGACATCGCGATCGCGTTGGGCATTGCTCGCGACACGCTCGAGAAGCACTACAGCCACGAACTGACCACCGTCGCCACGATGCGGCGAATGGAAGTGCTTCAGGGCCTGCACGCTGCCGCCAAGCGTGGCAGCAGCTCGGCCGCGAAGGCCTATCTGGCCATCGAGCCGCAGCTGGCGGCACCACCAGCCGGCGCGGCTGCTGGGGATCCAGATCCGTTGCCGACGAAGGCGCGGCCAGAAGGGAAGAAGGCGCAAGCCGACGCCGACGCCAAGACGGCGCAGGTCGGCACCGAATGGGGTGACCTCCTCCGAACGCCGCCGCCGGCTCTGCAATGAGTTGGAGTCTTGCCTGCCCCGACTGGGTTGCCAGGCTCAGGGCTGGCCAGTCGCTCGTGCCAGACCTTCCGCTGAACAAGAGCGAAGGGGATCGGGCCGTCGCGGTGTTCAACAAGCTACGGCTCGCCGATGTGCCGCTAACACCGACGCTTGCGGAAGCCGGCGGCGACTGGTTCCGCGACATCGTTCGAGCGCTGTTCGGTTCCATTGATCCTGTCACGCGTGCGCGGGTCATCCGCGAGGTCATGCTGCTGGTCCCGAAGAAGAACTCGAAGACGACCAACGGCGCGCTTTTGATGCTGACCGCGCTCCTGTTAAATGAGCGACCGCGCGCGAACTTCATCCTTACCGGCCCGGTTCAGGACTCCGCTGACACGGCTTTTCAGGCTGCGGCGGGAGCGATCGCGCTGGATCCGGTACTCGACAAGAAGCTGCACGTTCGCGAGCACCTGAAGAAGATCCTGCACCGCGAGACGAAGGCTGAACTTGAGATCATGACCTTCGACCCCGCGGTTCTGACGGGGCAAAAGGTTTCCGGCGGGGTCCTGATCGACGAGCTGCACGTCGTCGCCAAGATGGCGAAGTCAGCGAGCGCGATCCGGCAGTTGCGAGGCGGCATGCTGCCGTTTCCGGAAGCGTTCCTGGCGTTCATCACCACCCAGAGCGAGGACGCGCCGGCCGGCGTCTTCAAGGCCGAACTCGACAAGGCCCGCGCGATCCGTGACGGTCATCAGGACGGTGCGATGTTGCCGGTTCTGTACGAGTTTCCGCAGGACATGCAGCGCGATCCGGAACAGTGGGCAAACGCCGAAAACTGGCACATGGTCACGCCGAACGCGGGCAGAAGCATCACGATTGCCAGACTGAAGGAAGAGGCGGCGACGGCGAAGGCGACGAGCGCGGCCGAGTTTCGCGCCTGGGCTTCGCAGCACTTAGACGTCGAGATCGGCGTCGCACTGCGCGGCGACGGTTGGGCCGGTTCCGAATTCTGGGCGGCACACGCCGACGAGGAGCTCGACCTGGAGTCGCTGTTGCAGCGATGCGAGGTTGTCACGGTTGGCCTGGACGGCGGCGGTCTCGACGACATGTTCGGCCTGGCAGTCCTCGGGCGCGAGACGACGACGGGCCGCTGGCTTCATTGGGTCCACGCATGGATTCACCCGATCGCCCTTGAGCGCCGAAAGGCCGAGGCCCCGCGCTACGCTGACTTCGAGAACGACGGCGACCTGACCATCTGCGACCGAGTCGGCCAGGACACCGAGGAAGTTTCCGACATCGTCGCCCAGATCAATGCGTCGGGACTCCTCGACCGTGTGGGTGTTGACCCGGTCGGAATCGGGTCAGTGGTGGATGCGCTTCACGACAAGAAGCTGACGGACGAGCAGATCGTGGGGATCTCGCAAGGTTGGAAGATGGTCGGCGCAGTGAAAACCGCGGAACGCAAGGTGGCGGCCGGCGACTTGGTGCACGGTGGGTCACCGCTCATGGCCTGGTGCGTTGGCAATGCTCGGACCGAACTCAAGGGCAACGCTCTTGTCGTAACGAAGGCGGTCAGTGGTTCAGGGAAGATTGACCCACTGATGGCCCTGTTCAATGCCGTCGCGCTGATGAGTCTCAACCCGCAGCCCAGGCGCAAGAAGTACCAGATGTTCTTCACCTGACAAGAACACCACCACCAAGGCCCCGCGGCATCCGCCAGGGGCCTTTCGCATTTCAGGAGCGCAAGCAATGGAACTCATCCGCGCCTATTCGACGATCGACATCAAGGCGATGACCGAGAGCAACGGCAAGCGCACGTTCTCGGGCATCGCCAGCACGCCGAGCACCGACCGTATGGGCGACATCGTCGAGCCGAAGGGAATGGAGATCAATCTTCCGACGCCGCTCCTCTGGCAGCACAACGCGCGCGAGCCGATCGGCTGGGTCACCGCCGCCCGCGTCTCGGCCTCAGGCATCGAGGTCGACTGCGAGGTGGCCAACGTCGACGAAGACGGGCCGCTGCGCGAGCGCCTGCTCGACGCCTGGCAGATGCTCAAGGCGAAGCTGGTCCGCGGCCTGTCGATCGGCTTCAACGCCGTCGAGTCGTCGCGCATCGAAGGCACCTACGGGTACCGTTACCTCAAGACGACCCTTCTCGAGCTCTCCGCGGTCACGATCCCCGCGAACGCTGACTGCTCGATTACTGCAATCAAGTCGGCCGACGAGGCCATCCGCCGCGCCGCGTTTGGCGCACATGGCGGGGGCCGGATCGTCCGACTCGACACCGTGCCGGCGGTCTCCGGCCTCAGCTATCCCGGCGCCTCGGGAGCCCACACCACCCGCCGCAAGGGCGTCGTCTATCTCGACTGACCCGGCCCGGTATTCGCCCAACGCAGAGCCCGCCATCGGCGGGCTTTGTTGCGTCTGGGCTTCCTCACCTCAAGGACTCCCGATCATGAAGATGACCCGAACCTACGCCGGCGTCATGCTGGCTTGCGTCGCCATGCTGGCGGCTTTCGCAACCGGCGCGCTCGATCCGCTGCTGCAGATGCTGGGCCTGTCTCCCGACTCCCCGCTGGCGCTGCTGATGCTGGCCAACGCGCCCGGCGCCATCACGACGAAGAGCATCGCCGAGCGAATCGGCGAGTTCAATGCCAAGCGCGCCGAGCTCGTCGACAAGAAGAACGCCCTGGTCCAGAAGGCCATCGTCGAGGAGGGTCGCACCTTCGACGACGCCGAGGCCGAACAGAACGCGGCATTCGAGGCCGACATCAAGACGATCGACACCACGCTGGCCCAGCTGAAGTCGCACGAGGCCATCGTCGTCGCGAAGGCGACGCCGATCGTGCAGGGCAGCGGCGCCGGTCAAGGCGCGGTGCAGATCCAGGGCAGCGGCCCGATCAGCGTCGTCCGCAATCTGCCGCAGGGTACGGCGTACACGCGCTACGTCATGTGCCTGGCCGCGGCGAAGGGCAACCTGGTGCAAGCCGAGCGCCTGGCCGAAGCGTTCCAGAAGGACACGCCCGAGGTGTTGAACGTCACCAAGGCGATGTCCTACCTCGGCGCGACTTCGGGCGATGACATCGCCATCAAGACCGCCGTCGCAGCTGGCTCGACATCCTCGACCACCTGGGCCGGCCCGCTGGTGCAGTACCAGGACATGACCGCCGAGTTCATCGGGCTCCTCCGGCCGATGACCGTGCTCGGCCGCCTGGACCTGCGCCGCGTGCCGTTCAACGTCCGCATGCCGCGGCAGACCTCCGGCTCTTCGAGCCAGTTCGTCGGTGAGGGCTCGCCGGCACCGGTCAACGCGCTGGCGTTCGACTCGGTGACGCTGCCCTGGTCAAAGGCCTCGACGATCGTCGTGCTCACCGCCGAGCTGGCGCGCATGTCGAACCCGGCCGCCGAGAGCATCGTTCGCCAGGACCTGCTCGAAGGCTGCGCCGCCTACCTCGACAAGCGCCTGCTCGATCCGGCCTATGCCGGCGTGGCCAACGTGTCGCCGGCGTCGCTGACGAACGGCGTCACCGCAGTGCAGGCCACGGGCGCGACTCTGGCGGCGGTCGATGCCAACGTGCGGACCGTGATGACCACCTTCGCCACCGCTGAGCAGTCGCTGGGTCGCGCGGTCTGGGTGATGTCGGCGTCGAGCGCGATCCGGTTGTCGCTGATGCGCACGAACCAGGACACGCCGGCTTTCCCGGGTCTGACCGTCAACGGCGGCACCTTCTACGGCCTGCCCGTGATCGTGTCGAACAACGTGGTCGGCTCCGGCTCGGCTGGCGACCAGTTCCTGATCCTGATCAACCAGCCCGAAGTCATGCTGGCCGACGAGGGGCAGATGCTGATCGACGTTTCGACCGAGGCCTCGATCGAAATGAACGACGCGCCGAGCGGCGGCGCGACCTCGCTGCGCAGCCTCTGGCAGAACGGCCTGATGGGCGTCAAGGTCGACCGCTGGATCCACTGGACCAAGCGCCGCAGCGAGGCGGTGCAGTTCATCGACAAGGCGCAGAGCTACGCCTCTTGATCGCCGATCGCTGATCGGTAACCCGGCCGGCGGTCACTCGGCCGCCGGCCTTTTCCGAAGGGACGACGATGATCAATTACATGACTCGGCACCTGGTCGCGCAACGTGCGATGACCTACGCCGGCCAGGATCTCGAGCCCGGCGATTCGTTTTATGCGACGCCGGACGACGAGCGATACTTCACGCGCAACGGCAGCGCTCGACCCGCCGGCCCCGTTTCGGCTCCGCGCCAGTTCGTGCCGGCCGCGGCGCCTATCGGCGAGACGTCGACGGTCGTGCCGGTTCTCGTTCTCGATGGTGCCAACGCGGGCGCCTCTGCGCCGACGGATCCGGCCGCCGCTCAGTCGGCGCAGGTGTCGGACAACAAGGCGGCAGGCGAGCCGAACGGCGCCGCGGCGGCTGATGCTGCTTCCAGCCGTCCGGCTCCGGCTCCGGCGCCGCGCGCGCGGACCCGGTTGCTGACGGCGGCCGGCGAGGCCTCGAACTGACATGCGGATGCAGGCCCCCCTCCTGGCGCGGATGCGCGCCGCCATCACGAAGGCGGCGGTGCAGGCGCTCGGCGTGCGGGATCTGTTCGGCAACCCTGGCGAGCGGTTGCCCGGTGGCTGGCAGCGCGGCCTGCAGCTGGAGCCGATCGGAGCGCTGACCGCGTTCGGCGCCGTGTGGGCCTGCAATACCCGCATCGCGAACGACATCGGCAAGCTCGAGCCCGTGCTCCTGCAGCGCCAGTCCGACGGCACCTGGCAGCGTGCGCCCGACGCGTCGCCCTACTGGCGGCCGCTGCGCAAGCCAAACAATTTTCAGAACCGCGTTCAATTCCTGGTTCTGTGGGTCACGTTCAAGCTGCTATTCGGCAACGTCTATGCGCTGAAGCTGCGCGACGAGCGCACGATGGTGCGCGGCCTGTTCATCCTCGATTCGCGGCGCGTCACGCCGATGGTCACCTCGCAGGGCGACGTCTATTACAGCTGCAGTGGCGACGACCTCGCGCGACTGCCAGGCGGCGGGATCCTGCCTGCAAGCGAGATCATCCACGACCGCGGCAACACGCTATGGCATCCGCTGATCGGCGTTAGTCCGATCGTGGCGTGCGCGACCTCCGCGACGATGGGCCTGCGCATGCAGACGAACTCGGGCAAGTTCTTCGAGAACATGAGCCGCCCGTCTGGGATGCTGACCGCGCCGGGCACGATCGACGACGTCACGGCGGCGCGCCTGAAGTCGGAGTGGGAAAAGAACTACTCGGGCGAGAACCTCGGCCGCCTGGCCGTTCTCGGCGATGGTCTGACGTACAACGCGATGACGATCCCGGCCAACGACGCGCAGCTGATCGAGCAACTCGCGTGGACCGTCGAAGACGTCGCGCGATCGCACGGCGTGCCGCTCTACAAGATCGGCGCCGGGCCGATGCCCACGGCCGGCAATGTCGAGGCGCTGGAGGTGCAGTACTACACCGGATGCCTGCAGATCCTGATCGAAGCATTCGAGGCCTGCATGGGCGAGGGCATCAGCCTGCCGGCCGACTACAAGGTGCAGCTCGACCTCGACGGCCTGTTGCGGATGGACGCGAAGACGCAGGTCGACATGCTCGCGAACGCCGTCAAGGGGACGATCATGGCCCCGAACGAGGCGCGCGCCGCTCGCAACCTCGCGCCGATGGCTGGCGGGGATGCGCTCTACATGCAGCAGCAGAATTACAGCCTCGCGGCGCTGGCCAAGCGCGACGAGCGCGACGACCCGTTCGCCGCCGGCAAGCCGCCGGCACCGGCGCCAGCGCCTGCTCTGCCGCCGGCAGACACCACGACGGCAGACGATGCCGCAGCGGCCGCCGCCGATGCTGCATCGAAGGCCATCGCCGCCGCCCGCGCGAGTGACGCGGTCGCGCTGCAGCTTCGCGAGCTGACCGGCCGGTTCGAGGCACTCGAACGCGCAGCGATGACCACGCGCACCGCCGCGCCTGATGATGTCGCCGGCGGCGAGGACGTCGACGCGATGGTGCGCCGCTTCATGCAGGCGCTCGACGTCGAGGCGGCGGTCGATGGCTGACGGCCGCGACGGCCGCGACGGCCGCCCGGGCGAGCCTGGGCCCGCGGGTCCCCCCGGGCAAGACGGCGCACCCGGCTCGGCCGGCCCCGCTGGCCAACCCGGCCCGGCTGGGCCCGCTGGCCCGCAAGGTGAGCGCGGCGAGCCTGGTGCACCCGGGCCGAAGGGAGACACCGGCGCAACCGGCCCGGCTGGGCCTGCCGGGCCGGAAGGTCCGCAAGGTGCACGCGGCCCCGCGGGCCCGGCCGGTGCGGCGGCAGAGCGTGGCGCCTGGCGCCTGATCCCGAAGCGCGACCCGCAGACGATGCTGATCGTCGAGGTCGATCTGATTCCCGTTTGACTGAAGGAGCTTCAACATGCACCGAACTCTCCATATGGTCGCCCTGCAGCTGGTTGCCGCCGCCGCGCTTCTGTTGACGGCAGGTCATGCCGCGGCACTGACGCCCGGCCAGCTCGCCACGGTCTGCACCGCAGTGAAGGCCGACCCGACGGCCAACGCCGCGCGCCTGGCTGGCGACACCGTTGCGCTGTTGCAGTGGTTGAACGGCGCCCGCACGCCGACCGCGCTCGCGTGGCGCGCCGTCGTTTCTCCGCAGGAAAGCGACGAGGCCGCGAATTACACGAGCTACGACACGCTCGCGCAGGGCAAGCGCGACAGTTGGGCGATCTTCCTGATGTTCTCGCGCGACTACGGCAGGAACAAGGTCCGCGCCACAGTCGTCGACGTCTGGGGCGCAGCCATCGCGGGCAGTGTTTCAGAGGCCATCCTGCAGACCGGCACGGCTGCCGCCACGAACACGCAGCACGCGATCGGCGGCACGAGCAAGACGACCGGCACAGTGACCGCCACCGACTACACGTTCGACGGCGCCGCGGTGCAAAGCGACGCGAACTGGCTGGTCGACCCGTCCAACTGCCAGGGCTGAGCGATGGCCCCTGCAGAACGCTCGGCACTTGAAGCGCTGGTCGGCCGGGTGCTGACCGACGACGAGTCGGTCGCCATCGATGGCCACATCGGCAACGACGACGATCGTCGCGACGACCTGGTCGCGGCGCTTCTGTCGCAGGGTCGGACGCGCCACGTCACCACGCGCGTTTCCGAGGCCGGTTTGCTCGAGCGCTGGCCGGCCGGGCCCGTCGAGGCCGACGCGTTCCTGCAGAAGCTCGAACAGTTCGCCCAGAGCGGGCACGCGCTGGCCGGTGTGGTGCGGCGTGCGCTCAAGTTCCTGGGCACGCCTGAAGGCCTCGACCTCGGCGCAGCGGCGACGCACCTCATGCTGGGGCAGCTGGTCGCCGGGAATGTCATCACCGGCGAAGAAGCAGCGAGCGCGAAGGCGCTCTCGCTGCAGCCCGCGCCTGTGACACTGGCCGAGGTGAGTCGCGCGCTCAACATCGCGCAGGGAAGGATGGTTCTTTAATGGCCACCGGCGACCCGATCATCTCCACTGGCACGCCGAAAACGCTTGAAGCGTCCGGCGCCAGCATCACGAACGGCAGCGTCGTGCAGGCTGATGACGCGAGCTATACCCTGTCGAGTGACGCGGCCAGCTGGCCCGATGCCGAGTTCGTGCTGGTGTGCGCCTTTGCCACGGCTACCAGCATCGAGGGCAAGGCGATCAACCTCTACGCGCGGCCTCTGGACGTTTCGAGCACGAACGACACCGAGGTGCCGGAAGCCGCGCGCCCGACGCACTTCGTCGGCTCGTTCATCGTCAACGGGGTGACCTCGACGCAGTACATCGTGCTCGCTGGGCTCTATGCGCAAGACCTTCCGCGCAAAGCCGACTACTACCTGCACAACGACACCGGGCAGACCGTGTCGAGTGGGTGGTCGTTGGTCGTCACGCCGCGCAACATCATCCCGTCGCCATAGGCAATGGCCTGGACCGATCGCCGGGAGACTTGGCGCACGCAGAGCCAGGCAAGCCTCGGCGCGTCTGCATTGTGGCGCGCTCATGGGCTTGTTGCGCTCTTTGATACCCGTCTCGGCGTCGAGCTGATCCACAACAATCGGGCATCAAATTTAACGACGTCGGTGTCCTCAGGTGTTGGCGGTATCGCTGCGGATTTCTCCGGCACGGCGAACCAGCAGTACGCGCACCGCGAGGCCTACTCAACGACGGGCGCGATGACGCTCGTGTTTTTGTTGGATGTCAATGCGCTGAGCAATTTCGGCGCATTGATTGCAAAGCAAGGCACGACGACGTCGAATTGTCCTTACGAGATCCGGCTTGGGGCGAGTCCTACCGCTGGTGATCTTCAATGCCTGAGGGCTTCCGCAAGCGCCTACAGTTTTTCAACTGTCAGCGGGTCCAATATCATCTTTGCCGGCGACAAGTTTGTTCGGTTGATCGTTCGGTTCACCGACGCAGACGAAGTGCCAATTGGCCACGCCTTTGTAAACGGGACCAAGTACGCGTTCGGCGATGTTCCGGTTGGCCGAGTGCCGACCGATAACACTCTTGCCACCGTCTGGATCGGGCGTCGCTACGATGGCGCGACACAGCTCGACGGGCGCATCTACTATGTCGCGCTCTTCAATCGAGCGATCAGCGACGCCGAGGTGCTAGCGCTGACGGTGAACCCCTGGCAGGTGTACGACAAGCGTCAGCGGCAAGTGTTCCGCGCTTCCGCCGCGACCACCGTCCCCGCGCGCTATTACTTCGACATGCTCGCTGGTCGCGGCAACCTTTGGGGCTGATCGATGTTCAAGAACCAGGCATCGCAGAAGATCGCGCTCTTCGCGTTCACGACTGCCAACGGGGCACCGAAGACCGGCGACGCCGCGAACCTCACCGCGTATCTGTCGAAGGACTATGGCGCGGTCACGGTGCTGACCGACACGAGCGCGACCGAAATGGACGCGACGAACGCGCCCGGGTGGTATCTGTTCGATGTCTCGCAGACCGAATCGAACGGCGACGAGCTGTTGTTCACCGGCAAGTCGTCGACCTCCGGCGTTACCGTCGTCGGCCGGCCGGTGACCACCGTCCCGATCCGTTTCACGACCCTGGCGATCGACGCCTCCGGCCTGGCTGACGCGAACACAGTCAAGGTCGAGGGCGCCGATGCGACGAACACGATCCGCGACTCTGCCAACGCCGCCGACATCCTGCAGCGCCTGGTCACGCTGCTCGAGCCCGCGGGCGGAAGCCCGAACGAGTTCCGGTTCAGTGTCGACGCGCTGCGCAACATGCCCGGGCTGATCTGGGGCGCTGAGCGGGCGAACTTCACCACCGCCGGCAGCTTCGGCCAGTACGTGCCCGCCAATGTCACGTTCTTCGGCGGAAGCGCGGGCACGTTCTCTGGCGGGCGGCCTGAGGTCAACACCACGCACGCCGCGGGCACGGCCTGGAACTCTGGCGCGATCGGGGCTGCGACGCTGGCGTCGGACACCATCACGGCGGCCAAGATCGCGGCCGATGCGATCGGGGCGAGCGAGCTCGCGGCCGATGCAGTGGCCGAGATCCAGTCGGGGCTCGCGACAGCGTCGAACCTCGCCATCGTGGCCGGCTACCTCGACACCGAGGTCGCGGCGATCAAGGCCAAGACCGACAACCTCCCGAGCGACCCGGCCGACGCGAGCGACATCGCGACGGCGTTCGGCACGGTCAACGCCACGCTGGCCACCATCGACGCGCGGATCGATACCGAGGTGCCGCAGATCAAGCAGGTGACCGACAAGCTGCACAGCATGTTGGAAGCCGCTACCGGCTCGCCTGGCGAGTCGCGTTTCACGGCCGACGCTTTGCGCAACACCCCGACGAGTTCCGGCGGTTCGAGCGCAGCGGCGATCGCTGCCGCGGTCTGGGACGAGGCGATCGCAGGCCACCTCACCAGCGGCACGACTGGCGCGGCGCTCAACGCGGCCGGCAGCGCTGGCGATCCGTGGGCGACGGTTCTGCCTGGTGCCTACGGTGCGGGCACGGCGGGGCACTTGGTCGGCGCCATCATGACGACGTCGGCCGAGCGCTTCCTGACGATGATTGAGGTAGCGGCCGGGTCGCCGGGCGACTACAAGTTCACTCCGGATGCGTTGCGGGCGGTCATTGGCATTGTGCCGACGGCGATCCAGAACGCCGACGCGCTGCTCGATCGCGACATGAGTGCGGTCAACGACAGCAACGCGCGGTCACCGCTGAACGCGCTGCGCTTCCTGCGCAACAAGTGGTCAATCTCTGGCGCGACGCTGACCGTCACCAAGGAGGACGACAGCACCGCCGCCTGGACCGCAACGGTCAGCACCACGGCCGGCGCTGATCCAGTGACCGGCAACGATCCGACTTGATGGGGAACCTATGCCGAAAAGCACCGCAACATGCAACAGCATCATCAACTTGATGTACCGCGCGACGGCCTGGGCGAACGTCGCCGACAACGCGGCGTCGGGCCCGCTGACGAATACCTATGTCGGCATGCACACTGCGGACCTGACGGCAGGCACGAACAGCCAGGCCGAGGATGAAACCGCATACACGAATTACGCTCGGCAGGCCGTCGCGCGTTCTACCGGTTGGACCGCTGCCAGCGGTGGCGCAACAGAGAACGCGGCGACGATCAGTTTCCCGCAGTGCGGTGCGTCTGGCGCCACGCTGACGCACGTCTCGACCGGGGTCGGGTCGAGCGGTGCGACTGCGGTCTGGCACTATGGCGAACTGAACTCGCCGCTGGCGGTTTCGAGCGGCATCACGCCGCAGTTCGCGGCCGGCGCGCTGACGATCACGGAGACCTGATGGCTGATCAGCGTTCAAGGCTTGAGGTCTTGCTTGATGCCAAGATCGGCCCGCCCCTGTACTACTGCGACGACTGCAAGCGCGCGGTGAAGGTGACCATCGTCGAGGGCGCCGAGCCGATCGTCGAGCGGCCCTGCAAGCAGGATTGCGGGCACGCCATCATCGCCCCGCGCAAGTCCATCCTTGCAGGCGAGGGCGGCCTGAACTTTAAGGACCGCTGTACCGTCAAGTGGTGGCAGATCGCGGCAGCCATCACCGGCCGGAGCGTCTGATGGGCTTTGCCTCGGTGTCCGAGTACGCGGCCGCGGATGAAGCCGGGCAAGTGTGGATTAGCTCGTTTCGCAAGGTCGTCGCCAGCAGTGCGACGACGACAAGCGCCTGGATCGACTACACCTACTTCGCGGGCAGTCCGGCCGCCAATTTCTACGCCTCGGCTCCGCTGACGGCGGCGCTGGTCGAGGCCGACAAAGGCATCTATACCGGGGGCAACGTTTCGCCCGCGACGAAGCACATCAAGAACCTGCAGCTCATGTCCGCTGCAAGTGCGGCAGCCTCGACGGCCAACGGGCGGCAGCAGATCGCGCTGTGCGACTACTTGCTTTGCTACCCGTTTATCGACACGGACGCTATCAGCGAAGCTCAGGCGCTGGACAACACTGTGGCGCTGCCACGGTACGCAGGCGGTCAGGTGGTGGCGGTGGCGCAGTCGGCGGCCTCGACGGTCGGCCAGTTCACTTTTACCTACACCAACCAAGACGGCGTGGCCGGTCGCGTCTCGCAGAACAATTTCACTTTCGTTGTCGCCGGCGGCGGTCAGGTGGTAAACGCCTCCGGCGCTGGCGCTTCGTACAACCCGTTCTGCTATTTGCAGGCCGGCGACACCGCGGTGCGCTCGATCGAAAGCGTGACCATGAGCGCAGCCGGTGGCGGGCTGATGTGCCTCGTGATCGTCAAGCCGCTTTTGAAGTCGGTCATCACCGAGGAGTGCCGCACCAACTCTGCCGCGTTCGGCTCGTGCACCGAGTTGGCAACTGTCATTCACCAGGCCGGCGCCCCGCGCGTTCAGGACGGCGCGGTGCTGGGCCTGCTGGCCTCGGGATATGCAGGATCCCTCGCCTCGTCAATTCTGGCCGGCGCGCTTGAAGTAGCTTGGAGGTAGCGATGGGCTGGACAAGTCAAGACGACCTGATCAATCAGCTGACGAACAACGGGAAGGGCGACACCGTCGTTACGACGAAGACGCTCGCAAGCGCAGGCACCGCGGGCGCCTGGACGCTGCTCGCGGGGCATGCCGGGTACCCGCCCGCCGCCACTTTCACGGGCTCGGATCTGACCTATGTCCCGACCGATGACACGTGGTCGGAGGGCACGATCTACACCGGCGGCGACGTCTCGCCGGCGACCAAGCACTTTCTGTCGGGCGGCGCGGCGTGCGTGGCTGCGGCGGGCGCGCCTTGGTACATCATGGCGATCGACCTGGTCGGCTTTGTCCCGCTTTCCGGTACGAACGTTTCGACCACCGGCACCAAGACGGTGACGATGACCGCGCTGGCCAACTCTGGCAGCAAGGGCGACCGCTACCCCAACGGCCAGGGCCTGCGCTTGTTCGTGGCGGCCGACACGGCGCTGGGCGCCAACGCACCGACGTGCGTCATAAACTACCTCGACACCGGCGGCGCATCAGGCGCGACGACCACGTTCACGTCGACCGCGAGCCTTGGCGTCGGTCAGTTGCTGAACACCGGCGCAGCGGCCAACAAGTACAACCCATTCCTGCCGTTGGCGGCCGGAGATACCGGTGTCTCCGATATCGTGTCGCTGGTCTGGTCCGGCACGGCGCACGCCTCGGGGACGGTCATCATTGGCCTCTGCAAACCGCTTTGGACGATCCCGGTCCCGGCGACCGGCCTGTACTGCAAGGCCGACTTTGTGAACGCGCTGCCGTCCATGCGCAAGATCCCCGACGGCGCGAACATCCAGTTCCTGCTGTTCCAGACCGGCGCCACCACCTCGGCGGGCACGATCAACGTCGACTTCGACTACGGCTACGGCGGCTGACTTGGGCATCCTGGCCAACGGGTTCATCGGCGCGACGGGGGTCTACCAGATCCAGGGCGCCACGGTGCTGAACAACGCTTACCCGTCCGCGCGCCTGGCCAACTTCGCGCGCACGGGCGCCGCGCGCAACATCACGGCCGGCGAGGGCATCAACAGCGGCCTCGTGTCGCTGCCATCCGGCAACCGGCACCCGAGCGCCTGGATGATGCCGCAGAAGCCCGGGGCGCTGGCTGCGCGCAACTCGCTCGTCGGCGATGGTGGCGTCACCGAGGCCGACACCTGGGCCGTCAAGCTGGCGCAGGCTGCGCTCAGTGGGTCAGGCTCGCTTGAGGCCATCGGCGGCCTGATCGTGCAGCTCATCGCGGACATTGCCGGTAGCGGCGGCATCAGCGAAGGAAACCTGCAGGCGTTCCTGCAGGCGCTGGCAGACATCGGCGGAAGTGGCGGGATCAGCGACGCGCAGGCGTCCGGGCTGGGCCAGCTCATCGCGGCGCTGACCGGGCTCGGAACTGTCGACGCGACGTTGACCGGCACCGGCGAACTGACGGCCGACATCGTGGTGACTGGGACCGGCCTGACGACATCGAACGTCGGGCAAGCGGTTTGGGCTGCGCTGGCTGCCGCCAACAACGGGACCGGCACGATGGGCGAGAAGCTGAACGACGCCGGCAGCGGGTCGAATCCTTGGACCGAGGTCATCGAGTCCGGCTTCACGGCAGCGCAGATCCTGCGGATCCTGGCGGCACATGCCGCCGGAGCGGCGACCGGTCTGGAAAGCGGCAATCCTCAGTTCATCGGTCTCGACGGGTCGACCGTCCGCATCGACGGAACCTATGCGGCCGGAACACGGAGCATTGACGCGCTCGACGGCGACTGATCCATGAGCACGCAAGGCCAGTGGCTCGGCGACTGGCCCGGCGGATGGTTTGGCGCCGCTGAATCCGAAACAACGCAGGCGGCGCCGCGCAGTCTGCTCGCCTTCTGGATGGGCGGCGCGGGCGCGACGACATCCGTCACGCCGACTGCTGGTGTCCGCGGCATGCTGGCCCCGTGGGTCGGCGGCGCTGGCGCAGTGGTTCCCGGCGACACCACAGGCGGGCCGCGGAGCCTGCTCGCGTTCTGGATCGGTGGCGCTGGCGCGCAGGTCGACGTCGAACCGCCGGCGCCACCATCGCCGCCGCCTCCGCTGGTCGGATCCAGGCCGAGGTTCCGGTACCCGGTGCCGGCAGACCTGCAGGCGCTCAACCGGGCGCGATTGATCGACGACGACGAGCTGCTGCTGCTCATGGCGGCGCAGATCGCGGCCGCTGGGCTGCTGCACTGACGCGAACACACTATGGCGCAAGACCTCTCCAAACTGGCCGACCGACTCGCCGAGGGCGTGCGGGCCTACGTCTCGCGCAGCCTGGCGCCGCTGCTCGAGCGGTTCGCCGCCATCGAAAGCACGGTCGCAGCGCTGCCGACCACGCTCAAGGGCGAGAAGGGCGACCGCGGCGAGGTCGGGCCGCCCGGAATCCAGGGCGAGAAAGGCCAGGATGGGGCCGTGGGCGCGATCGGGCCGACTGGTCCGATGGGTGATAGGGGTCCGGCCGGCGAGCGCGGAGAACGCGGCGAGAAAGGCGACCCGGGACTCGACGGCGCGCCCGGCCCGACCGGCGAACGTGGTAAACCCGGTGAACGGGGCGAGAAGGGCGAGCCAGGACCGGCGGGTGCTCGCGGAGAACGCGGCGAGACTGGCGAGCCTGGGCCTGTAGGTCCGCGCGGGGAACCGGGCCCAATGGGGCCGCCTGGCGAAAAGGGCGATCCCGGCCCAGAAGGGCCACGCGGGGAGCGGGGCGAGAAGGGCCTAGACGGGGCCGTAGGGCCTCGCGGCGAAGCTGGGGCGATGGGTGAGAAGGGCGAGCGCGGCGAGCGCGGCGAGCGCGGAGAACGCGGGGAAATCGGGCCGCCCGGCGCCGATGGACCTGCCGGCCGCGATGCCGACCCCGAGATCGTGCGCGCGATGGTCGCGGCGGCGGTTCAGCAGGTGC